TGCGCTCTCATGCTCAATAACGCGGCTTTGGTGCCGGTCGGCAGCGTAATTTTCTCGGAGCCGTCGATCAACATTCCGGCACTATCGAAAACCTCGTTGCCGCCCGCCCATGTCGCTTGCGTCCAGGTATTGTGCGTCACCGTCTGCTGGGCCACAGCGACAATGCCGCCACGCAAAGGCTGGTTTCCAGCAAGCAAGAAATCAGTGCCGTCATAAATTAGCGCAGTGCAACCGCCGGCAACGAGTTCGCCGCCGATAAGCGCGTTTCCGTAAATATCTTTTATGGTTTTCGCGGCGACCGAATTGACGTTGATCGTTGCGCTGGCTGTATTGATTGCCGCGAACTCAAGATACAACAGCATTCCAGTAGTATATGCAGTAATAGCCGGCGATAATGTCGCCACATAGACATTACTGGAACTAGCCGTGGCAGCAGCATAGGTGACCACACCATCCTGCAACTGGCCAATCGCCGCGCCATCCGTTCGCGCCGTGCCGTTCGCCAAGCCGGTGATTTTTTGCGAGCCAAACGGAATGGCGGCAGTCGCCGCATTTTGGCCATCTTTCGTCAAACAGTTATTGATTCCTGTCGCCAGATCTTGATCATGGACATCATGGTGTGCTGAAAGTATGGCCACTCCCGCGGCACGAGCTTGGTCCCATACCGTCGATCCGGTGCGACCCTGGCCATCAAGTCGGGCGAAACTGCCGCTACCATTCCAAGCCATTACACGATTCCTCCGCTTTGACCAACATAGTCAATTGATATCCATGACAAATTCTGTCCGGTGACATTAGCTTCTAGCCGCAATGAGTGATTGCGACCGATTGCATTCTGAGAGATAAAAGAATCATTCGGTGTCGGCGGACCACCCCAGATACCCGCGTTCCAATTCGCGGCATTCCAGAGGCTTCCAGCGGTCAATCCCGCGATTGTCGTGTTGGTTGCACTGATCGTGCGATCGCCAAAATCCGTATCGATAAACACCGACATTGCTTGACTGCCGTCCAACGCGATCACCGGTCGTACAGCCGTGATCTGTTTTTGCGTGGTCCTGCTGCCGAAATAGTTGAAGGCTGTTTTTGCTTTGATCGGAATAGCAGCGCCATTGTCCTGGGTGCCGGTCATCTTAAAAACTATTCCGCCAGACGCCGCGCCAAAATAAATATCGTTGCCAAGCGTGGCGAATTGCACGGCAGGGACATTCGTGAATTTCGACCATGCGCCTGAGGTGATTGCGTAGCGATACTGGTCGTAAGTGCTGCCACCGATCGGAACATTGATCAGCAACGAATTATCCAGGCTGTCACGAATGCCAGACCAGCCATATTCGGTCGATGTCGCTATTGCCGCATCGAGCAACGATTGCCGGACCTTGCCGTAATTCGTGGCGTCCACGTCCTCCACCACGCCGCCTCGAAGGAGCGTTGACACAGGTAGGGCGCCCTGTGTGGTTATCACTATTAAATCACCACCAATGTTCACCAGACAGCGATCACCGATTGGCGGTGCGGTGACAAAGCTGCCGACTTTTGTCCAAGTGTCAGCACCTGGGTCATCGCCGGAATAGACAATCAATTCGCCTGTCGACATCACGAAAACAATCACGCTGGCCAAGCCATCGCCGGCACTATCGCGTGACCAAGTCCCGATAGCTTTTACCGTGCCGCCACGCTCTGCAATTTGGCCAAGGTCGAACTCTGATAGCGCTCCCGAGACAACGGCGCCAACCGGCAGATAGTAGAATTTCTGGTCGCCAGCAGCAAAGAACAGCCGACCTTTGAAGCTCGCGACTTGTTTGATCGACGCAATGGACAACGATGCGTGCGTGTATGCCGCATTTGCAATAACGCTGCCGTTAAAAGTCATCGGCGTATCAGCGCCATTGACCAAGACCATGTAGCCACCAAAGTTTACAGTCTGATAGCGACCGTTCGATTTTCCGGCAACTTTGCTGGTGCCGGAGCCTGATCCGGTCACATCGTAAATGGTGCTTGCCGATGCAGCCAGTAGCCGGCTTGACGCACCTTCGTAATTCATAATGCTTTCAACAGCGCCGCTGCCAACGCCGGTAGCGTGGCTGGCGTAACCCTTGCGGACACTGATCTTGCTGCTTTCGACGACCCAGTTATCAAGTCGAATGGCGTCTTGTGCCGGCATGTTGTCGAGGGAGTCGCGGGTGTTTAATCCGCCAACCGGTGCGGACAAGGAAAGCGAGATCGCGGCCATTTAACTTGTATTCCACGCTTTGTTTAACGATAGAATGGTTGTTAGCATTTATGCCTCCTAGGCGTCTGGGTCGGTGATAGCGGCTCTAAACGAGTAATCCGTTCCTAAGTCATTGTAATTTTGACACAGGCCATACAAATTATCGCCCAGTACCATCCAGCACATCATGTTTCGATTAAGTGTCTGCGATCCAAAGTCTGCTATCTCTCTTGGAGTTACGTCCCCTGGTTGATAAATAGAACCAGAGGCAATATGGATATTCATAGGAGCGGCTATCGTGGGCGCGTATCCGCTGCTAACTCCGACTCCGACATTACAAATAAACCCGCGTGACCATTCTCCATCTGTGCTGAAATCATAGTGGACATATTGTTCAGTTCCTTGGTTCCAGGCGATGGTCGCGCCAACCCAATTCTGGTAAGTGGGGCGAATTTGGGACGGCGCTGCCTTATTGTGTTTTCCGAGTGTCACACCACTGAATGAAATAAATTCGCCCGATTCACCTAGTGCGCAAAATTGAAGAACATCGTCAGGAGTTGCTTTTTGCAGATAACCCGTGTTTAGTCCGCGAGATTGTCCCGAAATGCCCCTAAAATTCTTAGTCCACCTACCTGATAATGCCGCTCCAGTGTGATCCTCAACATGGGCGATTGAGGGAGTAGACCCTGGTGACAAAAGCCATTCATGGATTCGGTTACTTGTCGTGACCGATATAGCTTTATTCGTAGTCCCATCGATTAAACCCGTCGTGCTGAGAGCGTTGGAAGATCCAGCAATAGCAACGCCGGTAGCTACCGCCGTTCCAAAACCTTGATTCGCCTTAAAATTAAACGGAATAGCCTGAAGCTGTCCTGTACTTGCATTATTTTGCAACCAAATAATGCCCGTGTTCCCGTCAGGCGATAACGTCAGACCTTGTAAATAACCGGAGGCGGCGACGTTGGTAGCATAATTGTGGTTGATGATCGATCCAACCTTCGTCGGAGTCCCATCGGCTGCAATAGTAAAATAACCAACTTCAACATGGCGTGTGGAAGTACCATGAAATTTAGCAATAACCACGCCATCAGTAACGAGAGGATCAATGTTTGCGTGTATCAGAATTGTCGCTGCTGCGTCATTGTCCGTAAAATGCCCAGACAGGTCAACCGCCGTTGCTGAGGTGCCCATTACCCCTGATGATACTGGTATGGAGCCAGAGTACAACTTGTCATCGCTTTCGCGTATATGCACCATCAGCACCAGCGAGCCTTCGCGAAGAACTTCATAAGTTAACGTATGGCCTGACCCGTGTGTGGAGCCAACAGCACCTCTAGCTGACGCCCCTGTTTCCCAGCCCGAAGCACCTTGATCAGCGGGGGTGGTGAACGCGCCAAGCTCCAAAACAGAAGAAGCACCAGAGGCTCCAGCAACACTAAACGCACTGCCGTCACCAATTTCTTTAACCGGTGTGTCTGAAATATTACCGCCTATTAAACGCATGTTTATTACCCAATCGTCGAATACATAATCGAGACGCTCAGATCATCCGCAGCACTAGCGGTGAACACTAGCGACTGATCTTCAAGCAACACAAAATTCATGTCGGTGTCGATGACAACTAGGGCGTTAGCGCCAGCCACTGAAATAGCATTGTAACCGCCTAGAGAACTACCAGCTACAGTATCCGATCCTATAGCAACACCGTTTGCTGCTGCTTGACTGGACATGCCAGCGCCGTCTTGGTCGTAGACATCAAGTATAAACGTCGCAGCATTTGTGCCATCGATGTTGTGTACAGTAAGTGAGTGTACGCGTACTAATTTACCAGATGACGCGGCATTCATTAGTAGGTTTTCGGTTGCAGTTGTTGAGATTTTTTGATGCGAACCGAAAGACTTGACGGTGACAGAACCTGTGATCGCTGGATTGGCCATTTAGAAAACTCCTAGTGCGATCATTGCCGCAAGATGATGGTTAGCCGACAAATCGACAGCCGCCGTCGTTTGCGAAGTCGCATCATTAAAATCGATTCCAGCGGCTTTAATGGTCCCGATGGTCCCGCTAATTACTTCCGATGATACGGAGGCGTCAGGCACAAACACGAATTTGCTGTCGGTGTCATCAAAACCCATGAAGGCGAGTTTTGCAGCAGACCCAGTGTGATACTGAAGTACGAGACCGCGATCCTTGCTGTCGTCTGAACCAGGAGCGGCACCATCATCCCCGCCGCCGAGGTTCATAATCGGGTCTTTTACC